CTCCCCTGTTGCGCTAATAATTCTGTATATTCTGTTACTATGAATACTCATTGTATATATATTTACTAACATTAATAAATAATGAGTTTGTGCATTAGCTAAAACCCATACAGTATTAGCATCTCTATTGTTATGCCTAATAGCTGTTATATTACCTTTAGCAAAAAAAGCATTTTGAACACCACTTCCTTTTGATGCTTTTAGTAGATAGGGACTATTCCTTTCATATCCTATTATTGTTTGAGTTTCATTAGTAATATTCCAAGCACCTTGAGAAATATCATTTAAGTACCAATCATCAGCATTAGCACTTGACGGAGGAGGGATTATAAATTGTTCAAATTTTGGTATAACGCTTTTGTTTATTAATGTTGGCCCGTCTGTTAAAACTGCAGTAGCGCTACTTCTTTTACCAAATTGAGTAACATTTGGATATCCATAATATATAGGGTTTGAATTTTTACCCGTACCAATATATAAATCATCTCCTCTATTGTCAAAAGTTAAATTACCTGAAATATTAAAATCACCTAAACTTACATTTTGCTCAACTATTTGAGTACTTGAGTTATTTTCATTGTAAACATCTTTAAGTATTTTTATAGTATTAGATACTTTATTCCAACCAATAATATTATAAATACCATTTTTAATTAATTTACCAAGCTTGTTTGCTATAAAACTTTTTTGAGGATATGCAGTAAAACTAAAAACTTCATAATAAGTAGAACTAGCCACTGTGCTTAAATGACTTGGCCAATTTTGCACTGTTGCTCCATCTTCATAATAAAAAGATAATCCAAATAATTTTGTTGAAGTATGAGCATTACTTGATGTCGCTATTGTAGATAAATCAATAGCTGATGAATATTGAGCCTTATAATTAACAAGAGAATCTATAGTTCCAGAACCTTGATTTAAAGTAACATAAGTAACTAAATTAAATGTTTTTACATTAACGCCTTCTGTTCCGCTAGTTATACTTGCTATTTTACCTATTTCTGAACTTTGATTTGTAATATCAGATATTTCAAATATTTTATCTCCAACAAATAAAGGATATCCACTAGTACTATCTTCATAAGTACCGTCTGCTTTTTGACTTCTTACTGTAACTATTGCAGAATTATGAGTAAGTTTTAATACTATTTTTCTATCAATATTACTTATTTTATATTCTACAGTATTTTTAAATGTTGAACCACTAGTAACCCCTCTTGGAGCAGTATTCATTTTTGCTTGATATACAAATTTATTTACATTATTATATGTACCAGTTATTTTAAATTTTGTTTCATTAAATTTAGACATTAGTTAGTTGGGAGCCTTTGAATTATTGTTTTTGAAACAGAAGAAACACCTGTTGATGTACCATCAAAACCACCAAGAGACTTTGCGTAATTATCTGTTTTTCTTCCCTTTATCATTCCATTGCTAGACACAGGTTCTACATTTAATGAATAATCAGAAGCATCTGTGGGTATATCTTTACTATCAGGTGTAGCTACTATACCCACTCCAAAGTTTTTTATTTCTGCAACCATTCTAGGCATTGCCGTCTAATAACTCCCCATCTACAACTGTTTTTCCATTTATAATTGTACAGACCTCTACATTAAAATTACCCTTATCGTAAAAGTTTACAATAGCAAATCCAAGTTGCCAATTATGTTGTCTGTTATTTAACCAAGCATTGGCTTCAGATGTCATATCTTTTAAACACCCTATAGACCAAGCTGACTTAGGCCCATCCATATGAGTCACACTTGATTGTTGCATATCATGATGATGTCCATACATAACATTACAACCCATTCTAAGTAAATGATTTCTAGTGTGAGTCATGCCAGCAAAATGGTGCCCATGATAAAAGTAAAGATTACCAATATTAAATAACTTACCACAGGGATGATACTTATATCCTCTTTCTTTTAATCTTACAGCATCTTTAAACTTATACTTAGTAAGATAAGGGTTTTCTTCAACAAATCTATTTAACCAATCATCGTGGTTGCCTTCACAAAAATGTCTTTCTTTTACTTTTGCTTTATCAAGTGATTTGTCTATTATATCCATTCCTTTATTTACTTTTGCAATTTCTTCATCTACAAAAGGTAATTGATATTCTAATGGCGGTCTTTTCTTTTTTCGCCACTGCCAATGACTTACGCTTTCAAATTCACCTACATCACCTAAATCTACATAAATGTCTGGCTTAACTTTTTCAATAGCCTGACAAAGTACATTTATTGCAGGTACATCATGCAATGGAAAATGTTTATCAGGTGTTACTATTGCTCTTTTGGTTTTTAGTTTGGTTTTCCTTGCCATGCTAATTCCCATTCCTCCTTTGTTATATCAAGCTCTGGAGCTTTATCTAACAGTTTTTTTGTTTTTTCTCTATCATATTTAAGCATATGCTCGCCACAATGCCCACACTCCCATATTAAAGGCTCATTAAGAGCACCAAGTATTTCTACGCCTACAATATCATCACTACCGCAATAGTAACAATTATCTGGCGTTTCAAGACTTGATTTAGTCCCTTTAATACTAAATCCTTTAATTCTCTGTTTGCTCATAACTAGCAGGGCTTGCAATAAAAGCCAAGGAGGAGAAAGCAGATTACTGCTCGCCCCACTAAGCTATTTCTTAAATAAACCTTCAAGTATGTCAGTAACTACATCAACAAGCTTTTCAAAGAAAATCTGTTCTTTATCTTCACTAACAAAAGGTATATCTATTCTTTTATTAATAGCTGTTGCTATCTTATCTGTCATCTCATCACTTGCTAAAGACTGAATAGCTTCTTTTTGAATTTTTTCAGCTTGTTCTTCAGCTAACTTTATTAATACTCCTTTAATATCCATTTAGGACTCCTTTATCTTTTTTATTTTCCAATACAAATATACTATATTCATTACAAACATAATAGACATAAGTACTGCTGGAATTATATCAAGCCAATAGACCATACTAGAACTAACGCTTAATGTACTAACTTTTAAACTATCCATTATTTTTTCTTTGCTGTCTTAGCTGAACGCTTAAATGCTTTATTTGTGGGAGCACCTTTACTACCAGCTTTTCGCATTTTTTCACCGCTTCCAGCTTTTATTCTTTTACGCTTTGCATGTATGTTTGCATACAAGCCTTTCTTTTTTTTTGCTCCTTTAGTAGCCACTTTTTTTCATCCTTTTACCAGTTTTTTTAGCATACTTTTTAGCATCAGTTTTCCCTTTTTTAGTATAAGAGAATTTCTTTTTTCCTACTTTAGGCATAATAACTCCTTGTTAACTGCATTTACATCTCCATTTACGGAGAGCTTTATTTATTCTACTATTAGGGTCTCTAGCTGTTTTAGTACTAGTTAACCTTTTTTTCATACCGCACATGCGTGCACAAAAACTTTTTCTTCTTGATTTAGCTTTTCCAGTAGGATTTTTTTTAGTAACAGGTGCTTTTAGTTTGCCTCCAGTAGACTTATTATAACTTGCTCTTCCTTTAGCGTTTAAGCCACCGCTTTTAGATTTCCCTTCTTTTCTTTGCCATGCTGGTGATTTAGCCATTAATGTTTCCCATTTACTCTAGATAAACTGCCTTTTATTTCAGAGACTTGGTTATCTAAATCGTTTATTTCTTTATTAAGTGCATCAAATTTCCTATCAAGTTTGTCATCTGATTGATTCCATCTCCCAATAAGCTTAATAACCATGCCTTCCATATTTTCTAAAGTTTCACTTTGTCCTTTATTTTCTACTTCTAACTCTTTTAACGCTTTTGCTTGCTCATTTCCTCTCTTGTTCATTGAATAAACCATAAATACAAACATTGCTCCAACAACACCTATCATTCCTGCTTCTGAATATATTGCTAAAAAATCCATTATTCTTCTTCTTCCTTATAAGCTGTTATTTCTTCTCTTTGACATTTTTCACATAGTCCATTAAATGGTTTACTACAATATTTATCACATATCATACAATGAAATGGTAATGGACTCATTATTTTTTCCTTTTTTTACCCCAACTTAATGGGTTTAAATTAAGTTCTTTTTTGTACCAATCCAACTGTTGTTCCATTGCTGACATTTTTTTTTCTTCTTCTATTATATGTTTACTTACAAGGTCTTCAATGTTAGTATTAGCAAGTTCCATTCTACGCTCAAGTTCTCCAATGCGATTTGCAACCTCCATGTATCCATAAACAACAGCAGAGACAGCCACGCACAGTTGAATAAGCCACTTAATATTAAGATGAATGGAAAAATTATCATCAATAATTCCCGCTTTGTAACTCCTTGCTGTTTGATTTTTTTCATCCATAAACTATGGTTTGTAGTATTTATAAAAGTCCTCTGGGTTCTCTTCGTCTATTACAACGAATATAGGCGATACGATTGCATTGCCTGTTCCAGAGCCACCTAATATTGCATATAAATATCTGCCTTCTTGATAAGGTGACTTAATTGTGTCATTATCAAAAAGATGTAAAAAGCTAGTGTCACTAAACACGGGAACATAAACACCATTAAGTATTTCGTCTGTCTCTATTCTACGATTGCCGTTATAATCAATAACTTCGCCTACACTAACTGTTCGATGTGGTTGAGATGGAAATTTACCCATTCCATATTCTTCAACTTGTTGATTGTACCACATTGAAGATGCTTTTACTATTTTTTCTAAGTTAGCTTTAGTTTTTTTAGCTTTAGCCCCTTCACCAATCCTACTAAAAGCAGGAGCAGAAGTAGTTGCAAGAGTAGCCATGATAGCCATAGTAACTGCAAACTCAGCCAAAGAGTTGCCTCTATTCCCCAACCCATTCATCCTTTTTCATTTCAGCTAAACATTCACTATGAGATAGAGCAGTAATGCCACTAACTCCTTTGACTTGGTCTAAAGTTCCATCAGCGATAGATAATTCATATTTAACAAGAACCTTTGTATTGTCTTTATTCCATCTTGGTGCGCCTAATTTGCCTTGCTTAAATGCACACTCTTGCCAAGTTGGGTCTTGCAATGTAGTAGTATCTACTTCTTGTACTGTATATGTGTACTCTTCATTTTTTTTAGGCACAGAATGAGGCTCTGACATGAGTTTTTCTAATAACTCTGCCTTAGTATCGCCTGATGAATAATCTACGCTACAATCATCCATATAGGCCCTTATTTCAGCAACTGTGTTGTCATCTGATGGGTAGTAATCATATTTGTCTACCATTCTTGTAGCAGTTTTCTCTACATCTTTATAAGTGTACTCATTCCAAGACAATCTATCCGCAGTTTTGAGTTTGCTTGGTAGCTTACCCTCATATACTGCTTTGGTTAATATTAAATATGTATTAGTCATTTTTATGCTT